CGCTTACGGTGAATGGATGGTTTGATGCGCCCAACAGGGAAACTGGGCCTTGAAATGATGGTGCTGGCTAGGGCCTTCCCGCTGTCGGCGCCATTTCCGAACAAAACCCTTTAACCACAAAGGTTAAATAACAGGCCATGACGGGCGGCTGGCTCCGTGGTTTTGCAACGACTTACAGCACCCTGACATGTAAGTGATTGATCCTAAGCACCCGGAAGTTGCGCACAGATGCGCAATTCCACTCCGAGGTGCTGTTCTGAAAGCAAGGCCCCATCACCGGACAATTGTAGCACTCACGCCCCCGACGCAGAGGTTCCGCGCCTGGATTCTTCAGTACGGTGTGGCGCGCCTGGCCCGCACTCTCGTCTGTTCCGAATTCACCATTCAAAACTGGCGACGCGGCGCTCGGCCCAGCTCCACGCTGGCCTCGAAAGTCATTGTCACGTCAATGGCGGAGCCGCCGCAGGATGGAACGCCGCTCACTTGGAACGATTGCCTGGGCCTGGTGAAAGGGACCGCTGCACTCGCTCTCGCTGAGGGACGCTCCAAAGCGCGCCCGGAAAGGAGCAACAAATCTCGATGAAAACTGAAGCAGGCCGCATTGTGAAGTTCCGCTGTGATACAGCCAACGCGGCCATCATCAACCAACGGACCCTCGGCGGTCCTGGCAACCGGGTGAGTGCTGGCGACGTGCTACCGGCCATGATCGTTTCCGTTTCTGCGGAGGCAGACGTGGTCAATCTTCACGTGTTCGTGGACGGTCCGAAGGATCACTGGATCACTGGTGTTCACCAGGGCACGTCAGAGGGCACGTGGAACTGGCCGGTACTCACACAGGACGCCCATCTCGGAGCAACTGAGTCCGGGGTGTGCGTGAAGTGAAAAAGTCTCCGGTCATCCCGTTCCGAAAAGCGCGGCCATCGAAGCCCGCGAGACGGCGACGGGGTGACCGCGAGGTTCCGAATCCGAAACCAAAGAGGGCAGCATGAACGCAGCAATGGCAATCAACGATATGGGCGACGGTGTTTCGATTATCGCGGCGGAGCGCCAGCGCCAGGTGGAAGTAGAGGGCTTTCGGTTCGCCCACGATGACGAGCATGACGAGGGTGAGCTGGCAATCGCGGCGGCGTGCTATGCGGCCAGCTCCGCGAACGCGCAACTGTTCGTTGACCACTCCGGCGAGGGCACCGGTGAAAAGGCGATGGCGGACCCGTGGCCCTGGGAGCCGGAGCTGGACAAGCGCCTGAAGCACAACCGCATCAAGAAGCTGGCCATCGCGGGCGCGCTCATTGCGGCGGAGCTGGACCGGCTGCTGCGCATTGTGGACCGCACATGACTCATGCTGATCTGTGCGAACGCGCTGTGAAATGGCTCAGGGGAACGCGGCGGTGCAACGTCGTGTTCTCTGGCATCGCTTCCACAAGCGAGATCCCGGACGCCATCGGTTGGTCAACCAGTTGGAGGTTCGCTGGCTCGACCGTAGTCGAGTGCAAAACTTCCCTCTCTGACTTTCACCGCGACAAGCGGAAGAAGCACAACCTCCGCATGGGAACTCGGCGGTTCTTTTTTACGCCGCCCGGCCTGGTTTCCATCGCCCTGGTCAAAGAGCACTACCCAGACCACGGCTTGATGTCCATTGAGCGCGGCAACGTAGTGGTGCAGTGCGAGGCGGATGTCCGATCCGACGTTGACCTGCGTTCTGAAAACCGCTTACTGCAATTCGCCATCGTCCACATGCGCGCCAATCTCCTAGAGATGGGAATGACCGTGGACTTCAATCTCCTCAGCCTGCATCCGTTTACCGCCAGGAGACGTGAGGCTGCGCAACAAAAATTGCTTGAGGTGGAGCGTGGCGTATGACCACGTTTGGTTCTGGCGGTGTCGGCTTCCAGAACGCAAGGGGTCCGCCTGCCGAGTGCTGGTGCGCGCTCCCAGGATGAACAGCGTCCTCGTGGAATTTGAGGACGGCTACCAGGTGGTCACATCACGATACGCAGTGAGGAGACATGAAAACGAAGGGAGAAAAGCAGGAATGGCGAAACCCAAAAAAGGAAAATCAAAGCCGGTCCTTCCCGACGCCCAGGTCATCGCAGACATCGCTTCCCAAAGCCCTGCTGCGACGAAGCACAGGCCGACGCATGTAAAGCGCCAGGTGCGAGTGGATCTCACTACAGACGAACTCGCGACCCTCAGCGGACAGCTTGCCCAGGCCGTGGGCCGGTTGAATGAGGCGGAGGCGGACAAGGCTGAGGAGATTTCTCAGTACAACGCCAACATCAAAGCGCACCGGGCTTCCATCGACAAGATCGCGCAGCAGGTCAACCTCGGCTACGAAATGCGTGAGGTGAAATGCCCGATTGAGTACAACGTTCCGAAAGTCGGACAGAAAACCATCGCGCATCCTGAGACCGGGAAGCCTCTCTCAGTTGAGGCGATGGATGAAGCGGAACGGCAAGAAAACCTGTTCAAAGATGAACAGCAGACCGGGGATGAGGCGAAAGAAAACCTGGCCACGTTCCAAGGCAAAGACAAAAAGACCAAGGGCAACGGAGCGGACCCGGACCCGGACGCCGCGAAGCAAATCCCGTCACCTGGCCATGACAAGCGCCTCGAATTTCCTGGACCCGGCGCGGATGAGAAAGGAACTCACTGATGGAAGCGACGGCAGAATTCAGAACAAGTGTGCCGGAGGGCTATGTCGCGCCGCCGCCCGTAATCATACCTCCGGCTCCTGGGGCGGCTGGGGCGGAGCGGGAGTCTTGGGACACCCAGCCCGCCCCCGACTCACCTGGGCAAACCTCACTCGCGACCAAGCTGTTCCGAATCATGGGTGAAATTGAGGCTGTTCCGAAACTCGGTCACAACACAGAGCAACACTATGACTATGTGCGCGCCAGCGAAATCTCAAAGGCCGTAGCGAAGCTGCTGGCGAAGCACCATGTCAGTCTCACGTGGGAGTTCGATACCACCACGCCGTGGGAGTGGCGCACCACGAAGACAAGCAGCAACAAGGACTGGCGTGAGGTGACGATCTGGTTTTTCGCCACGTTTGAGGACGGTGACACCCGCGAGAAGAAAATCATTCGCTGGCCTGGTGTGGGAGCGGACGGCGGAGACAAGGCCGTCGCGAAGGCCATCACCGCAGCGGACAAGTCATTTCTGACGATCCAGTTTCAAATCCCGGACAACACGACGGAGCCGGACAAGAGCGAGGGCGGCGGGGGTGAGGATCACAGCGGCAACCGTGGCGGCAACCGTCGCGATTACCGGCGCAACAATGCGCAGCAGCCGCAGCAGCCGCAGCCGCACAGGGACAGGGGAAAACTCATAGCCGTGGACCCGCGCCCGCCCCACGGGACGCAAATCACGATCAAGTTCCCCGACAACACGCAATCGAAGTTCTGGATTCGCACCGTCGAGATGGAGCTGATGCTGGCCGGAGCGCTGGACAAGGTGCTCACGTTCGAGTGGGGCGAGAAAACCAACCCCGCGAAGGGCGACAAACCGGAGATGAAATTCAACGAGATCATTCGCATCATGCTGGTGGATGGCAAGACGCCGCAGAGCGCAGCGCCGGGCAGCACAGCCAGGGCCTCTGCAGCGACCGGACCCGTGGACGTACCCAAGGGCCAGACTTCGGCTCCCGCGCAGCCAGCGGCCCCTAAACCAAACACTTCCCATTTTCCTCCCTCAAATGAGGGAGCAAAACAGGAAGTGAACCTGGACGCGGAGCCGCCAGAGCAGACGCCACTCGAAAAGGAATTCGCAGAGCCGCCTCGGACCCCACTTGGCCCTGGCGGAGCGGAGCCGCCAGCGTCAACGCTGTTCCCCAAGGATGGCAGACCGTACTGAGTCGCAAGAGCGCGGAGTGTGCATCGTGAAACCGGAAAGTGACATGACCACTTTTTACAGGCCGAGCAACGTTGTCGTGATCGGCAACCGGCGCGCCCAGATCATCCCTGGCCGCGTGATCGATCTTGGACCCACGCGGATCGGCCGCGTGATCGCGTTCACCATCGGCTTACTCATTGGCCTGGTGCTCGGGTTGGCTGCGCGCCAGCTCCGGCTCCCAGGCTTTCAAAGTTCCTGGACAGCAGCTCACGCGCCCCTTTGTGTTGCCATGCGCGTGAGCCCTCCCAGGATGCGGGCGGTGACCAGATTCCTGAGCTACACCGTCCGAAACGCGGCTGGCCGTAGGCAACGCCTTCATCGGCGCAAACCTCGCCGCCAGCCGCGCCCAAAGTTTCAGGAGTACCGCTTAGGCGGTGCCACCTGGAAGACGTAAGGCAGCAGTGGTCACCACTCGCTGATCTGTTTTACGAATTCGGTGAGGAAAGGAGGTCGCGGAGAATCGCCAGAGCCATTGTCCGGTCGGGCCGCACAGTGAATCGTTTGCACGCGGCCTGGCCCGGCCAGTGACACCCGGAACGCACAAATGATTTTGTTGTTTACAACATTTTTTGTTGTGTTCCCAGCGGGCTTCGTTCCTGACGCCCAGGCGCAAACAGTACGCGGCTCACTGGCGCTCCGCAAAGTTGATGTCACATTTCTCACCCCACGCACGCGGGAATCTGGTGCGCGCTGTTCAACGCCGTGAAGGCGTGATGAACGGCATGGAGCTGGAGTTTTACAACATGCTGGACCTCCGCCGCCGAGCCGGCGAATTCAGCCACGTGTACTTCGAGCAAATCACTCTCAAGCTGGCCGCTGATCTCAGGTACACCCCGGACTTCGCGGTCTATACCGCTGCTGGCCTGCTGGTGTTCTACGAGACGAAGGGATTTTTTCGTGATGACGCACGAGTCAAAGTCAAGATGGCTGCGGAAGTTTTTCCGATGCATACGTTCTATCTGGCCCGCAAGTTTCGCGGTGCCTGGGATTATGAGGAGGTGTGAAATGCCCGATTTGACGCCGCGTGGCGCAAGCCTTTTGCGCTTTTTAGAACACCACGCAAATGAAGACCACCTGGTGATTCCACCATCCGGCGCAACGTCCGAGGACCTGCAACTCCTCTGGTCGAAGACTGAAGCTCTGCCCAATATGCTCACGGGCGGGCATCTGCCGGAGGACTTTCCCGAGATCCTCAGTGAGCTTGTTCTGAAAGGCCGCGTCGTCGTCACCGAGCAAGGCTTCAAGGTGGTGCCCTGATGGCCGACGAAAAACTGTGGTTCAAATTCTGGGCCAGCACCTACCTCACCGATCCGCGGATTGACCGGCTCACGGACGCCGCCGCCGTGCTCCTGCAGAGAATGAGGTGCGTGTGCTGCCTGGAAGGCTCCTGCCCCGTGGACACGTCCGAGATCGCCCGCAGGACCATGCGATCGGAGAGCCAGGTCCGGGCTTCGCTGGATTCCGTGCTGCAATTCTTCGTCCAAAAAGCTGATCGATTATTCGACGTGGGACAGGAGCGTGACAACGCTGTGACAGAGCGGGCGCGCAAGGGCGCAAACGCCGCGAACGCGAAACGGAAGGGCGTCGCTCCAAGCGACGCTGGCAGCGACGCTCCAAGCGACGCTCAAGCGAAGATCGCGAACTGGCTGGACACCACAGACCACATTTTGGGTCGGTTTCCGTCAAGCGTCGCTCCCAGCGTCGCCCGCGCCGTCGCTCGAAGCGACGCTCAGAAGTTAGAAGTTAGAAGTAAAGAAATAAAGAACTTAGATTCTCAGACGTTGACACCCTCGTCATCGTCGGCAGTTGGGGAAAGGGGGGAGTGTGAGGGGGGAGCTGTGGAAACTGTGCAAAACGTTCCACATGGAACACTTCTCGAAAGATCAACACCAACCGCAACCCCAAAACCTTCCCATGAGGAACGCGATTGGGGAGACCTTCTCGTGATCCCAGACGGGCATGGGCGCTACAAACCCAGGAGCACAACCAACACCAACACCGGGCAGGAAAGACGTGAAGCCTGACCCAAGAGATTGATCCTCGTGATCGTAAAGTACCGCGCCCCGCGTTCGTTTCCGAGGGTGAGCCGGGGAGCTGGGCGTGGGCGAATCCGATCCCGAGTAGGTATCCGGCCCGGCCAGCGGATGACATAGACGACGAGCGCTGGCAGCAACGTGAACTGTTCCGAAAGCGTGAGGCAGCATGAAGACTTCGAGTGAAAATCAAATTGGTCTGGCATTCCCGGACCCGCCGCTGGTGAAGAAGCCGGTTGAAGTTCCGGCCTGGCGCGAAGCACGAGACGACGGCATGAAGCGGGCGGTGAAAAACGCATCACCGTTCTGGAAGAACCGAGCGCGGGAGTTGCTCTACAACTTCGCCATGTCCAGCGAGGGCTTCTACGGCTGGCAGATCACGCAAAAGCTGCGCGACGAAGGCTGCACCACGTTCACAGACCGCGCTCTCGGGCCGATGATGACAGCCGCCGCGAAAAAAGGCTGGATCGAGAAAACGGAACACCACGAGCCCAACCCACTGGCGCATGGATGCCCGTCTCCGATGTGGAAGTCGAAACTGTACCGGGCGGCTGGATGACATGTCACGACGGCCCAGCACATGGCGTCCAGTGGTGCGACCGTTCATCCGGCGCGTGCTCCTGGACAACCCAGCGGCGGGTGACAAGGTTCTGCGCGCTGCGCTGCGCAAGGCTTACCCGTTCGTGCAAAAGCGAGGCTGGAAGTACAAAGTCTGGCTGAATGAAATCAAAGTGCAGGAAGACGAGCTGCGGCGCTGGCAGAGATGGACAAACGCACAGAGCGCGGTTGAAGACCCGGCGATGCTGGAATGGCTGAGAGGCAGTGAATGACGTTCATCTGCTCAATCCGGCACAGGAAAAACGGCAAGCTTGTGGAGTGTTCCGAAAGCTTCAAGACGTTTGAGGAGTTGCTGGATCACGTGGATGAACAGCAGGGAAAAAACCGGGGATGGATCACGGTTTACAGCGAAGAACCTTTGAGGAGCGCCCAATGACCGTAAAACGTGACACTTGGCGTGAGGACGCAGACAACCGTAGGACCGACTGGCCTCCGGTGCCACAGCCACCACCAGCACCGACACCACCGCAGACCACTCCCGAGCAACTGGAAGCCCGGCGCTCATTCGCACACACGCCGGTGAAGATCGTCTGGCCGGTGTTCTCATTGGGGCCTACAAACGTCACCATAACCACTGGTGACATAGTGTTCCGAATTGAGAACCATCGGTACGCGGAACAGCTTGCGACGGCGGATAACAAGCGAATGCGTGACTTCTTTGAGGGAGAGGCGCACGGGATAGCAAACTTCTTTGAACGTATGAAGCGCGTGGTGGCACCCGAATGACGAGGCTGGACTGGAAACCAATCCGCAGCCAGGCGGTCAAAGCCGCTGAAGCGTTAGGCCATAAACTCGGGCCGTTCGATAGCAAGACGACGGGCTTTGGCAATGTGGTGAGAATGGCTTCATGCCTTAAATGTCACGGGTGCTGCTGGATGGCCTTTCAGAACAGCGGACGCGGCTTCGGCGCGGACGGACGCTTACTGAAATATCGTTGCGGAACACCGGAGGCAATGGGGATTAAATCATGAGCACAGTCTGTGACACACCGGCTACGCTGAAGCGCGGGGAAACCTGTGAGCGCTGCTGGATGGAGTACGAAGATTGGGAATCAAGTGACGCGGAACTCACGGAAGCTGAGACCAGGCGCATGTTCCTGATACCCTGCATTCAGTGCGGGTGCATCCACATGCGCAAAAACATGAGCGAGAAGATTCGCGGTCACTTCTGCATGGCGTGCTGCGCAGAGTACGAGGAAAACCTGCTCAGGAAGCTGGTGGCAAGTGATTAAGTTCGATATTGACATCTCGGGCCTCACCGCCAACCTGATCGCTCAGGAGAAGCGCCTGGCGTATGCCGTGGCCACGGCCATGAATCGAACGGCGCTTGAAATCCAGCGTGAGGAGCGCGCCCAGCTCGACCGCAGTTTCACCATCCGCAAGAATGAGTTTATGTACCGCCTGGTGAAGATCACAGCCTTTGCCAAGGTGTTCAAGGGCATCGGTCCACAGCAAGAGGTGTTCGCGGAGATCGCGCTGGATAACACAAAGGCCCGCGTGCTCCTGGCTGAGTTCGTCGAGGGCGGCTACAAAGAGCCCGCGTCCGGCAAGTCTGTGGGCGTGCCCATCACCGGCAGTGCAGCCCGCCCGGCATTCACTGATCCCGTGACCGCAGCCTACCAGCTCTCTCGAATCCAGTTGACCCAGCGTGTTCTGAAAGACGGCACAACCCAGCTCATTAGCGCCCAAGACGGCGGTGTATTCTCGCTCCCGCGAGAGGCGCACGGCACCGTTCCGCGTGGACTGTTTCAGAAGGTTGGAGACGTAGTGATGGCGCTGTACTTGTTTGTGGACCGTCCCAAACTGAAGGCCAGCTATGACTTCTTCGGCGTGGCCATCGACACTTATTCGCAAGTGTGGGACAAGGAGCTGGATAGGGCGTACAATTCCCAGCGGTAGCACTTGCAATTCGGAACAGCTTAGTGGTAAACAGAACAAACTGACCAGGCTCTAACCCGCCCCGTCACCACGTAGTTAGCACCCACCACTCACTGAGACAATCCCATGATTAGGCCTGACCCAGAGTACCCAGAGCTGCCCCTGTGGATATGCGGCATTGTGAACGGACTCCCGCACCAAAGTGGAGACTTCCTCACGAAAGTAGCGGAGGCCGCGTGCCACGCTGATGACGAAAATTACATCGTGCTCCGGCCCGCGCTGCTCAGGCTGCAAGAGAAGTATCCCAAGTATCGTTGTAGACATTCGCCGGAGGATCACCGATGAACAAGCTGCGTCCGAACATGCCAGAGCTGCCCGACCGCATGAAGCGCTTGCCAGTTGACGAGCGCGGCTATCCGGTGCCGTGGTTTGTGCAATGGTTCCACGAGGACAGCACACCGTCTCTGCTATCAGGCGCGCCAGGCGATCACCCCGATTTCCGCGTTGTGGACAGCCGAAAGGTGTACAAGGCGCTGAACCACAAAGTCTGCTGGGTATGCGGTGAGAAGCTGGGAGCGAATCTGGCTTTCACCATAGGCCCCATGTGCGCAGTAAACAGAATCTCATCCGAGCCGCCATCGCATCGGGACTGCTCAATCTTTTCCGCCCGCGCCTGCCCGTTCCTTTCAGTGCCCAAGATGGTTCGCCGGGAGAATGACCTGCCCGCTGAAAAGGTGGACCCGCCAGGGATAGCGATCCTGCGCAATCCCGGCGTCACTCTGGTCTGGATCACCAGGAGCTTCACACTTGTAAAGGCAAAGTCGTCGGGTGCGCGCGATTTTCTGGTGCGCATTGGAGAGCCACTGGAAACGCTCTGGTATTGCCAGGGACGGCCAGCCACGCGAAGTGAATGCCTGGACTCGATTGAAGGTGGGCTGCCTGAGTTGCTGAAAGCCGCCCAGGCAGAAGGGCCTGGGCATGTCAAACAGATTCATTATTCGGTTGCGGAAGTGATTACAACCCTTGTTCCGAAAGAGGCAGCATGAGCGATGAAGTGAAAGGATCGGTTGACCTACCGCCGATTGACCCGTTCAATATGTACGACGTGGCAATGGCAACGGACCGTGTTCTGAAAATCAAGAGGGCGTTGGAAGCGGCGGGCATGACGTGTGATGTTCACACGGCAATCAAAGTGGAGATTGACCTCACCATCCGCCAGCCGGAGCCGGTGAAAAAGAAGGCGCGCAAGTGAAGCGATTGGAGCCAGAGTGGCTGAGTTATCGCAAAGAGGTCATTCCGAAAGATGCGGGCGGCGTGCAAATTGAAGAATGCCGTCGCGCCTTTTATGGCGGCGCAGTGGCTCTGTTCAACGCGGTCATGACCATGCTGGACCCCCAGGTTGAAGCCACTGAAGCGGACCTGCAAAAGATGCAGGACTTGCAAGAGGAGCTGGCCGCATTCGGCTTGAGCGTGCGCCCTGCCCCTGGGAGAACACCATCATGAAATGCACGAACTGCAATCTGGACGTACCTCCGCACGCGAAAGTGCTGGTGGTCTATAAGCACCCGGACGGTGTTCTGTTTTCGTGGAAGTGTGAGCACTTCCCGTTTGATGAGGCGGACCCGAACATAATGGCGGTGCTCGCGTCCGCCGATTGCTCACTGGACTGGTTTATTGAGTGGAGGATGAACGTCCTTCTTTGCCAGGATGAGCGCCACAAAGCACGTGAGCAGGCTTCATGATCCATTTGATCCAGTGCATGTGCCCGCAGCGCCACTGCATTCTGGCGATGGGCTTTGATCCCCAGGACATGGCCGTGGTGGAAGCGGAACACCTGTTTCAAGAACAGGTAGAGAGATGGATCGGATTGAAGATCGTCAACCGGCGCTGCGTAATGTGCGGTGACGTGGCCGTGGAGCTGCACTATGAAACTGAGACAACGGTTTTCAGAACAATGGATGAAGCTGCCATTCCTGGAAGCTGCGCAGGAGATGCAGCGCCGGACGGCGGCAATGATGAAAGCGAGTAGGAATTGAGCAAACGACTGTGGTGGTGGGTTGACAGTTACGACACGGTGTCGTCGCCGGAGGATGAAAGCATTCACGGCAAACGGGAGTGGACGATTGAAGCGACCGCACCGAACGGCAATCGCGGCAAGTTCATTCCGGTAGAGATCAAACCGCCAGAGGAGATAATTGCCAGCGGTTGCTGCATCGTCGGCGTGCCCGTGGATTACGCCCCGGACATGGCAACCATGATGCCAGGCTCCGCGCAAATCCCGTGCTCATTGTGCAACACGCCGCTCTGGTTTGCGCCGTCCGGGCAGATGATCCTGGCAGCCGGGAAAAACCCGCCACTGTGCCCCGAGTGCGCAGCCGGGACGATCAAAACGAAAGCATGAAATTCTCGGTAAAAAAGCCGTGCGCGCAGTGTCCGTTCCGAAAGGATGTACAGCCGTTTCTCAGGCGCGCCAGCACCATCGCTCAGGAGATGCGTGACGACACGCGCTGGTTTGCCTGCCATCAAACCACGGGCCAGATGCACGGCAAGCGAGTGAAGCCCGCAGAGCAATCCCACTGCGCCGGTCTCATGGGCGTCCTTTGGAATGAAGGGCGCCCGAACATAGCAATGCGCCTGGCGCTCATCTACAAGCTAATCACCATCAAACAAATCAAAGCCGCAACCCGGCTCACATTCCGGTCATTCGCGGCGTTCGAACGACACCACGCGGAGGGCAAATGAGCAAGCAAAAGCCGGAGCCGCTATTGGTAGTTGAGATCCTCGAAGCGAAGCCCAACAAGATGTTCACAGAGGAACAGCGGAGCTGGGTTCGATTCCTCCGCTACAACCGCTGGATCAAGTGCGCGGAGTGCGGAAAGAAGCGCAAGGTCATGTGGACCATGCTCTGCACGTTCGTGGCTCACAACTTTGGCCCGTTCACCATGACGCAATCTGAAAAAGTCCACATGCCACTCACGCCCGTTTGCGGAGAACACCCGCTGGGGCTTCCAGGAGGAAAGTAATCATGAGCAATCCGAAACAGCCCGGCTGGCGGATGCTTGAGCCAGGCATCTACACGGACAAAGACCTTGCCATGCACATCATTACAGACGAGTTCCTGCTGGCCAATGGGTACGCGGCAACACCGGAGAACGAAAAGCTGGTCATCGAGATGTTCCGTAAGCAGCTACAAGAGCACGGCACAATAATTCACGAGGTGTAGGATGGATGAGAATCAGAACAGTAAACGCCCAGCCGTAAAGACGGATGACGCACTGACGATCCATGCGGTACATATCATTGGTGAGTTTCTTCAGGCCAACGCGGACACGGTTTTCACAACAGACGAAGCGCGCTGGCGCGCCTTTGTTCAATTCCAAGTAGATCACCTGATTCGTTGCACTGGCGCGGGAAAGTTCCACATCGAACTGACCCAAAGCCAGCGCATGGCTTTGCTCGATCTCATTGCGGAGCATCTTCGTCGCCCGGATGCGACCGAGCAGTTTATAGATTGCTCCACCAGCAACGTCACCACACCAGGCGATTTGTTGCTCGTGGTCACAGACGCGCTGTATCACAAGCCACACCCAAAGGGAGGACCGTGAAAAAGACCAAAAAAAGCAAGCTGCGCAGCCAGCTCAAAAAAACTGCCGTGACGCTGGCTGCAACCAGGACCGCTATGAAACGTCAGTTTTCAGAACGCAAGTTTGCCAAGTATGCACGGGCCACACGTGAGCAACGTGGTCTGTCATTGCGGCAAACGGCACAGAAGGCGGGTATCACACTGGCCCGTGTAGTAGCTATAGAAAACGGCATCAACAGGCTATCCGTGCCGCAACTGTGCGCGCTGGCCCATGCCTTTCACTTCAAATCTGGTGGAGAGATGCTGCTTCACTATGAACGTCAGAGTAAGCTGGCGGAACGCAAGGCACCCAAGGCAAAGCGTTCACCGGCAGCAGCAGCAGACACCAGCAGCACCGGCGCATGATGGAGCGCTGCGCGCATGGCAACCAGACCGCACCTGGGGCGCGCACCACTCACTCTAAGTAGGGTGTAATTACAGGCTGTTCTGAAAGCGTCACTTTAGTGCGGGCACACCTACATACCGTCCACCACACACACCCACCTATAGGCACCAGTGTGTACCCATGCGCAGCCATGCGTGGACACACCAACACACCAACACACCACAGCAAGGCAGCTCAAAATATTTGCCAGATACTACCGCACCTTGGGCATGGGGAAACGGCGGGTCCTCGTGAGGCCGGGGGGTGGTGCGACGGTAACGGCGACCCCGCCAAAAATCCAGTGACAGCCTTCTCCACTAACTAGCCACTTTAACTAGCCACTCAACGCTCAGGAGGCGCATGAAGACTGAGAAAGTCAACGCGAAGGTTCACATGGGGAAGAAGCTACAGTTCTGGCCGCTGGCCAGGCTGAAGCCCTACGACAAAAATCCGCGGACTCACAGCGACGAGCAGATTGACAAGCTGGCCGGGCTCATCCTGGAATTCGGCTTCACGCGGCCGATCCTGGTGGATGAAAAGGGCGGCATCCTGGCCGGACACGGCGCGATGAAGGCCGCAGAGAAGCTGGGGATGGCGAAAGTGCCAGTGGTGGAGCTGACCCACCTTACCGCCGCCCAGAAGCGGGCCTATATCATCGCTGACAACCAGGTCGGGCTTGAGTCCGATTGGGATGAGGATCTGCTGCGCGGTGAATTGCAAGCCCTGGCGGCGGAGCACGGTGACTTGAGCACAACCGGCATCGGCCAGGAGGAGCTGGACCGGCTGCTGGCCGACATGGACAGCGGCGGAGCTGCAGAGGGCAGACGCGGCGGCGGCATGGGTGTTCCGGTTATCAGCTACAACATCATTTTTGAGAACGCGGCCCAGCAAGAGCTGTGGTTTGCCTTCCTCAGTTTTCTGAAAAAGAAACACCCTGGCGATACGCTGGGCGCACGCCTCGCGAGTTTTGTGAAGAAGGGCCGCTATGGCAAGAGTTAGGCACTACCTGGAGACGGATGTGCTGACCGAGGCCCGCGCCCGGCTCCGCCACACGTTTGAAATCTTTGACACCATCGCGGTGATGTTCTCGGGCGGAAAAGACAGCCTGGCCGTGCTCCACCTCACCCGCGAGATCGCCAAAGAGTTCGGGCAGAAAGTCGTGAACGTGGTGTTCCGGGATGAGGAGCTGATCCCGGACCCGGTGATTGACTTCGTGGATAAGTACCGCCGCCTGCCTTGGGTCAACATGACCTGGTATGCCTACCCTCTCAAGAGCACTGAGTACGTCCTGGGCGTCTCGCGCAGCTATGTGCAATGGGACCCGAACCGCCGACACGTGCGCCAGGCTCCGCCTTGGGCGCTCACACTACCACCAGGTGACGACAGGATTTTTGACCAGTACAACATGGACGCGGAAGTGGCGAAGCTCTACCGGGGGAAGATCGCTTGCGTGACCGGCATCCGGGCGGCCGAGTCGCTGATGCGTTTTCGCGCCAGCGTCAACAAGCTCAACGAAAATTACCTCACGTCACCGTTCACGGCTGGCACCGGACCCGCGCCCGCGAACATCATGCTCTGCAAGCCGCTTTACGATTGGGAAGAGAACGACGTGTTCAAGTTCTTCATGGAGCACCACATTGATTACTGCCCACTCTACGACGCTCAGATGTGGGCGAACGTGGCGCTGCGCGTGTCAACTCCGCTCCACGCGGAAACCTCGAAGCGCTTCGATCACCTGAAGCTGTTCGCGCCCACACTGTACCAGCAGGTCATCGACGTGTTCCCCGAGATGCGCACCCACGAGCGCTATTACAGCGACATGGACCGCAAAGCCATCGTGAAGCGCTATGGGGAAACCTTTGAGGGAGTGCGGGCGTGGGTCATCGAATTCATGGTGGATGAGAAGCAGCAAACCCTGGCGCTGGACCGGCTGCGGAGCGTCATGACCCGCGCCAGGCGTCAACCGGGAGCCTATCCGCCGCAGCATGTTCTGAAACAGATGATGAGCGGCGCGTACAAACGTGAGATCCTGCCAATGGGCCGGAGGAAGGTGTCATGAAGCGTGTCAAGAGCGGAAAAGGGTGCGAAATTCTTCACACCCCCGTAAAGAATTTCGCACCCCGTAAAATTTTAAGCACCGATGTCCGCGTGGAGCCGATTGACAAGGTGGTCTGGATGAACGCGAACAAGCTGGACGCGAACGACTATAACCCGAACGTGGTTTTCACACCGGAGCTGCGGTTGCTTGAGCGCTCGATCCTCACCACGGGCTGGGTCCAGCCGATCCTGATAAACCCGGACTCGATCATCATTGACGGCTTCCACCGCTGGCGGCTCTCGCTGGACAGCGAGGCGTTCCGAAAGCAGTACAAGGGCCTGGTGCCGTGCTGCATAATAAACGTGGACCGCCCACACGCCATGCTACTGACAATTCGGATGAACCGAGCGAAGGGTGCGCACGTTGCCGTTCGCATGAGTGACGTAGTGCGGCGGCTCCTCAACCAGTACCACATGGACCCGGCTGAGATTGCCGGCGAGATCGGTGCGACCCTTGACGAAATCGAGTTGCTCTCCCAGGAGAACGTCTTCAAGAACAAAAACCTGGACAGCTACAAATACTCGCGGGCCTGGACGCCGCGAGAGACCGGAGGCCGGGCATGAATTCCTACAACGGCTTCTCTGGTGAGCTGCGGCAACGGTCCTGGGTCTGGGCTAAGGCTGAAATCAAAGCCGGGCGGCAAGCGCCCGCCAGCAAGTGCTGCGCGTGCGATCAGACGGAAGGCCCGCTCGACTACCACTGCGAAGACTACAGTGAGCCGTTCGGGCCCCACATCTTCGCGTTCCCCATGTGCTACCTCTGCCACATGATGGTTCACTGCCGCTTTCGGAACAGTGAGGCCTGGAAACGGTACAGGGAAGCCATCGCGGGCGGCATCACCTACGCGCCCGCCCCTGGGCGGAGCTTTGATTACTTCGGTTCCGCTTTCCTGGTCAAATATGGCACCGGAGTGCCCTTCGTCCAGCATGATCCACCAGGGGAGCGCATCCTGGACAACATCGAAGCGGGAGTGTACCGAAAAGCGGCTGCATGACACGAAATCTGAGCGTCCGGGCATACGCGAGGCATCGCGGTGTCACGCACCGGGCCGTGCAACTGGCAATCAAGGCCGGACGCATCACCCAGGGGCGTGACGGCAAGCTCAACCCGAAAACGGTAGATCGGCAGTGGGCGGCGAACACTGACGAGACGAAATCCCGCAATTCTGTGTCGGGAAACCCGAAAGGGCGTCGGAAACCCGGAAATCCGCCCCTTCCGGCGTCCTCAGACGCACGATCTCCCGTTCCGACAGCCCCCAGCACGGCTGAAACGGGCTATATCAAGGCCCGAGCGGTGCGTGAAGGCTACTCAGCGCGCCTCGCGAAGCTCGATTTTGAGCTGAAAAGTGGCTCCGTGATCTCCGCTGATGTGGTCAAAGTGACCGCGTTCAACCTCGCAAGACGCTGTAGGGACATGCTTTTGAACATACCGGACCGCATAGCGCCCATTCTCGCGGGCTGTTCTGATTCCCGCGAGGTCCACAAACTGCTGTCAGAGGAGATTCAACGTGTCTGCGCCGAACTTGGAAGTGCTAACGGCCACAAACCTCTACATTGAGGCCTGGCGCGAGGGATGGATACCGGACCCGCTCCTCACGGTGAGTGAGTGGGCGGATGAGCACCGGATTCTCTCGGGTGAGGCTGCGGCGGAGCCTGGCCCGTGGCGCACCAGCCGGACGCCGTACCTGAAAGAGATCATGGACTGCCTGAGTCCTTCACACCCGTGCGAGGATGTGGTGTTCCAAAAGGGCGCGCAAGTCGGCGGGACGGAGTGCGGTAACAATTGGATCGGCTACATCGTCCACAAGGCCCCAGGCCCGTTGCTCATGGTGGAACCGACTGTGGACGTGGCAAAGCGAGTCAGCCGCCAGCGCCTTGCGCCGATGATCCGCGAGACTCCGGCGCTGCGCGCCCGCATTCGAGACGCCCGCAGCCGTGACTCCGGCAACACCACGCTGGTCAAGGAATTTCAGGGCGGGATGATGATCCTCACCGGCGCGAACAGCGCCGCAGGCCTCCGCTCGATGCCGATCCGCTACTTGTTCTGTGACGAGATTGACGAGTACCCCGAGGACGTGGACGGCCAGGGCGACCCGATGATGCTGGCTGAAAAGCGCACCAGCAATTTCAGCCGCCGCAAGCGTTTCAAAGTGTCCACACCCACGATCAAGATGCTGTCCCGCGTGGAGCGCGAGATGGCCCATTCCGACTATCGGCGCTTCTTCGTTCCCTGCCCGCACTGCGCGAATATGGACTGGCTGCGCTGGGAGAACATTCAATTCACAGACCACAATCCCGAGACCGCCCGGCTGTTCTGTATTGCGTGTAAGCAGCTCATTGAGGAGCGTCACAAGACTTGGATGATGGATCACGGGCAGTGGCGGAGCACAGCCGTGGGCGACGGTAAGACCGTGGGCTTTCACTTGAGCAGTCTGTACTCACCCCTGGGCTGGAAGTCATGGCCCGCGTGCGTGGACGAATTTCTCAAGGCGAAAGAGAACACTGAGCTGCTGAAAACCTGGGTCAACACCGTTCTGGGCGAGACCTGGGAAGAACAGGGTGACGTTATAGCGGCGACGGGCCTTCAGGCGCGCCGTGAGGTGTACCCGGCTGAAGTACCGGCTGGCGTCGCTGTTCTGATTGGCGCAGTGGACGTGCAAATCAATCGGCTGGAATGCCAGGTGATGGGATTCGGAGCGGACGAAGAAGCCTGGCTCATTGAGCATGAGGTGTTCTGGGGCGATCCTGGCCAGGGCAGAGACCCGGCGACCGGCGTTGACGTGTGGGCGCAAGCGGATGAGTTCCTGCTGCGCCCGCGAAAGCATGAGAGCGGAGCCGAAATCACCCCGGCCATTGCCTTTGTTGATTCCGGCGCGCACACCGATTCCGTGTATGACTTTGTGGAGCCGCGCCAGCACGCCCGCCGCAGAGTGTTCGCGATAAAGGGCGTGGAGTATCTTTCGAAGCCCGGCCTGGTGTCTGAGGGCAGCACGAAGCGCGCCCGCATCCGCCTGTTCACCATCGGGACCTTCGCAGTGAAGGACCGGCTGTTCTCTCGGCTGAAAATCCGCCAGCCTGGACCCGGCTTCATCCACTTGCCCGAGCAGCCAGCCATAGACGACAAGGGAAAGCGCAACCAGGGCTGCACTGACGAGTATTTAGAGCAGCTCGTGGGTGAGAAGAAGATCACGATTCGGAACAAGCGAACCCGGACCCGCAAGATGCTCTACGTCAAAACTTACCATCGTAACGAGGCACTGGATTTGACCGTGTACTGCTTCGCCGGGCTGTTCTGCCTTCAGAACATCATCGACCCGGTGACCTTCCGAGACCTCAAGTTTTTGCAGGCTGCCATTGAGCGAACGAAGGGTGTCCCGCCGTCACTCCGCCCTGTGCGGGTCCGCCGTTTCCGAAACCGCGGCATCTCGACCTAGCTCCAAATCTCACCCCCGTAAGTAGATATAGGCTGTTATTCCCGTCTGTAAAGGCCTCATTCTGCTGGCGTGGTTCAATACTCTGATCAGTTGACCGAGGCACTGCGGCGCTACGACCTGCTCACCGATCAAGAGGTCCGGATGAAGCAGCAGGCCTACGCCATCGCTGGACGATCCACAACAAATCCACAGCTCGACCGGCTCAGGGCCGACATTATCGACCTGGGGAAGCGAATTGAGGTGCTGCGCGCCCGCGCAGCTCGGGGCGGCATCCGCGTTCGTGGGGCGGTGCCACTGTGAGCCTCAGAGAAGTTCCACGGGTCACACCCCAGACGATGATGCGCAGTCTGCAGGCGAATATCCGTCCGAACGTCCTGGACAAACTGATTCAAGTTATCGCGCCGGGCTGGGCCGTGGACCGCATGAAGTCAAAGGCGCTGCTGGCGATGGGCGGCTGGTCTGGTTTCGGCAGTCCCTCTGGCGGCTTCCTGGGCGGCGTCTTTAACCGTGGCGGAGAAGGCGGCTCTTACCCTGGCGGCTACACCGGAGCGCGCTTCAATCGCCGCTCCATGCAAGAGTGGCGGCTTCGAAACAATAGCGCGGACAGCGATGTAATTTTCGATCTGCCGATCCTGCGCGATCGTTCGCGTGACCTCACCCGAAATTCCCCGCTGGCGTGCGGTGCAATCGGAACAGTGTGCCAGAACGTCATCGGCAACGGCCTTCAGCTCCAATCCCAGATTGAGCCGAAGGTGCTGGGCCTCACTGAGGACGCGGCCTCGGAGTGGCAGGAGAAAACGGAACGCGAGTTTCGACTGTGGTCTGAGAGCGTGGAGTGTGACGTCACACGCACTCAAAACTTTTACGGGCTGCAATCCCTGGCCTTTCGCTCCGCGCTGGAAAGCGGCGACGTGATCTCGCTGCTGCCGATGGACGGCACATCAAAGCGAACGCCGTACAGCCTGAGAATCCAGCTCATTGAGTCGGACCGGCTCATCAACCCGTACTTTCAGCGGAACACCATCACGTTCTGCGGCGGCGTGGAAATGGATGACGCGGGTGCTCCAATCGCGTACCACCTCATGCGCCGTCACCCCGGATCGATTGACCGGACCCAGATGCTCATCTGGGACCGCTACGCGGCTTTCGGAACAAAGACCGGACGCCGGAACGTTTTACACCTGTACGACAAAACCCGCCCAGGGCAGACACGCGGAGTTCCTTACCTCACGCCGGTAATCGAAACACTCAAACAGTTGGACAGGTACAGCGAGGCTGAGGTCATGGCCGCAGTGGTCTCCGCCATGCTCACCGTGTTTATCAAGACGGAGGAAAGCCAGGAGATTGCGCCGCAACTCCCGAACATCAACGGCAACGGCTCTGGCGCGACCAGTGCGTCTGACAGTGAAGTGGGCCTCGGGCCGGGCGCAATTGTGGACCTGGGGCCGGGTGAGGACATTGCGAACTTCATCCCAAACCGCCCGAACGCCGGTTATGACCTTTTCGTGCAATCCCTGCTGCGTCAAATCGGCATGGCGCTGGGTCTGCCGTTTTAGGTGCTGATTAAGCACTTCACGGCCTCATACTCCGCCAGCCGCGCTGCGCTCCTGGACGCCTGGCGCTTCTTTCGGAACAGGCGCGTCTGGGTATCGGACGGTTTCTGCCAGCCGATCTATGAGGCATGGATGGATGAAGCGGTCTCCATCGGCCGCATAACGGCTCCCGGCTACTTCCAGAAGCCCGCGATCCGCCAGGCCTGGCTTCAAGCGACCTGGGTAGGCGATTCACCGATGCAGATTGACCCGGTGAAGGAAGTGGAGGCCGCAGACAAGCGCCTCTCAATCGGCGTCTCCACGCTGGCTGAAGAAACTATGCAGCTCACGGGCGGCATCTGGTCAGACAAGCTGCGCCAGCAAGTGAAAGAACGCAAGGCTCGACTCAAGGGCGGTCTCATTGCCAGCACGGAACAGACAACCGGACCCGCCCAGGCCGAGAGAATTACCGTCGCCGATCCTTCGATCCCAGGCGGCGCGACTCCTGCGAAGCAACCAGGCGGCGGAGGAGGTGCTTCTCCCGCAGCGCCAGCGAATTCGGCTCCGCAGACGCCAGGACAGCCGGGCGCAACACCGGCCCCGGCTGCCCCGGCGAGGAACGCACTGATGACTTTTGCGTGTTGTCTCCACGGCAATGACTTTGAGCCGAAGACGTGCGCAACATGTCGATCTCTTGCCGCACTGCTGGCGGACGGCACGATTGATGACCTTCAGAATCCGCCGCCGAAGGAGAAAACGGGTGAAACCGAAGAAGCCAGGAAGGCCCGCCTCGCTAAGGCCCCCGACGCCGATCCGGAAGACGAAGGTTCGGATACGGACGAAGAAAACGAGCTAGAGGATGAGGGCGGGGACGGCGGAGAGCCGCCCAGGAAAGGTGACTCCTAATGGAAATGATTGATGTTCTGAATGCACCGTGGGCCATCTCTCAAGACAAGTACGCGCAAATCCGCGACCTCTACATTCGTCACGCGCACGGTGAGCGCGTGGACCTGGCGGCAGTTGAAGCGGAGATGGGCCGCAAGCTCGACAACAAGTACCAGGCGCTCACCGTTCAAGACGGCGTGGCGGTCATCCCGATCCTGGGCGTCATCGCAAAGCGCGCAAACCTGTTCTCGCAAATCAGCGGCGGCACTTCTTCCCAGCTCCTGCAGAGGGACTTCGCCACGGCGCTCAATGACCCTGAGGTCCATTCCATCCTGCTGCTGGTGGATTCCCCAGGCGGCGAAGTGCAGGGCACGCAAGAGTTCTGCGCCCAGGTGTTCGCGGCCCGTGGCAAGAAGCCGGTCACGGCTGTCTGTGAAGGCATGATGGCCAGCGCCGCGTACTGGATCGGCTCCGCAGCCGACGAAGTTTTCATTTCGAGCGAGACCGCCCTGGTCGGTTCAATCGGCGTCGTCGCGTCCCACACGGATGTGAGCAAGGCTGAGGAAAAAGCCGGGATCAAGGTCACCGAGATTGCAGCGGGCAAATTCAAGCGCATCGTTAGCGAACATGAGCCGCTATCCGCAGAGGGCCGGGCGGAGCTGCAAGACCAGGTGGACACGATCTACACCATTTTTGTGACGGATGTTGCACGCAATCGGAACGCCAGCGTGGACACCGTTCTCTCTGAAATGGCCGAGGGAAAAGTATTCATCGGCCAGCGGGCAATCAAGGCCGGACTGGTGGATGGTGTGAAAACCGCCAGCCAGGCTGTCACTGATCTGAAAGCCGCCCGTCAACAATTGTTGTTTCCACAACGCAGCGCCAGCGCTGCAAATCACGATGGAGGTTCGTCTATGAGCACTACCGCAGTATTGCCAGCCGACATCGAGGCCATGCGCAAGCTGGCGTTCGATGAAGGTCACAAAGCCGGTGTCATCACCGGAGCCGAAACCGAGCGCAAGAGAATTCAGGCTGTGGAGGGCCAGACGCTTCCAGGGCACGAGGATCTCATTGCCGCGCTCAAGTTCGACGGAAAAACCACGGGTGAGCAAGCCGCAGTGGCAGTCTTGGCAGCCGAGAAGAAGAAGCTGGGCGGGATCGCCGCCGATCTTCGGACCGACGCGCCCAGGGTCGCAGGCCACGTGCCCACTGAAACCACGATCAGCCGCGACGGCAAGGACATGCCGCTCACAGCGGATATGTCGAAAGACCAGGTGACGGCCATTGCGAAAGAACAGTGGCTCAAGAAGCCGGAGCTGGCGAAGGAATTCACCAGCGAGGCGTCTTTCATCGCCTATCAGTACGCCGTTGCCCAGGGCCGCGTGCGGATTCTGAGCAGCAAAAGATCGGCCTGAGTGAAGGACTAAGAAGGGCCTTGTTAGTCCCTTCTTAGTCTCTCAGGGGTCCGGGCTTCAACACTTTCAGAACAGGAGGTTTTGCAATGGCACAGGATTATCCGGTAAATGCGAACCTGACGACGGATGTTGTCAGGAACTATGAGCTGGGGAATGTGTGTGAGTACGGGATTGACGCCAATGTGGT